TGCAGTGGACGGAACGTCTGCAATGGACTGGCGTCGATGCCAACGACGATCCGCCGACACTGAGCGACCTGACCTACGACGTCAACTTTACCAACGCACCTGGTCTGGACGCAACGTGTGCGTTTCAGGGCGATGGCGTGGTGCTGCCAGATCCGTTTGTCGGGCCGTAAATACAGGATTTCAGCTTAAGGCAATGAAAAAATTCAAGTGTAACAGTTTATATCCTTTTTGTCCACACGTCTTTGACTTTGTTGCATTCATCGACACCCAGTTTGTTGAACTTGCGCGCAAAAAACCAACGATTCGTCAGATGGCCAACTTCTTTGGTCGAAATTGCCACATGGTGTTTTTTGGCGTGATATCCAGTCCGGTCAACTGGAGCAAACATTATGTCAATGTCTAACAGTCGGCCTTTGGCACCTTCTTGCTGCGAAAGTTGCCAATTTAAGTACGAGAAAGGGACAGTTTCGTCTGCGGCAAGCGGTTTGTACTGCCGCACATCCTTGAGCAGGACATCAAAGTCTCTTGACACGCGATCCGGCATTTGAGCGAGCCAGTGAGCATGCAAACGACTCAACATTATAAATTGTGAATGTGCGCGAACACTGTCAACATCAAAACCGCAATAAACGCCGTATTTGTCTTCTGCCACCGCAGCAAATTGACTGACCCACCAGTTTTCTACTTTGGTGTCGATGCCACTTTCGTAAAATGCTTGTACCTGAGAACCGACAAAAACTGTCATGTTTTCATCTACAAATTGACCTAATAAACTATCGTGGGACTGCAATGATTCGAAACGGTGTAAAAGACTGTCGAGGGAAACGATTGGTATCGAATCTCCAGATACCAAACAAAACCAGCTGTTGGCAGCGTCATGCGCCAGAGCGTGGCGCAGCAATGCTTGATGAGCCCAAACAAGGCTGTGATCACCCCATTCTGTGTCAGTCACGGGATCTGAGATGCGATTGATAAATGCAAACTCGGAGAAAGCGGTTTTGGCATTGACATAAAAATTGCACCGGCTGGGATCGGCGGCTGCCCAGTCGCGCCACAAATCCCCATTACTTGGCGCGTCAATGGTCAAAAAAAGAATCGCCACTTTGCGTAGTTTACTCTTTTTATTGTCTGGCACCGCATCGCAGTGGGAAATATGCACTCGGCGCAAGCGTTTCATAGTTAGTTGTCCTTAAAACTTTTCGTCAGTGTATGTTTGACTAGAAAAAGGGTTCTGTTGTTTTATTTGTCCAGTGATGGCGCCGTCCAACGCCAAAAAAAGAACAAAAAAAAGTCAGAAAAAAAAGCAGGAGTATGTTATCAACCCTGAAACCGGTCGTCGTATAAAAGTGGGTGGACCGACATGGAAGCGAATTATGCAGAAGGATTATTTTGCGGACGATGCCCAAATGGTGGACGAACGCCATCGAAAATATTGTCGATGTGTGGCGCACGTCGCTGCGCAGCAAAGCGATGACTGCTTGAGACGATTGCATTCTGGGTACAGACCGTCTGTTGGCGACTCAAAAGACTGTTATTTGCCGTACAGCGTCTGCACAGCGTCGACTGGTCGCGCCGGGTCAGGCTCAGGAGAGTGTCTTCGGCACTACAATCTTCGAAACATTCCGCAACGAGAGAGAAAAGCAATGGCAATCCTGAAACTGGGCACCGACGATGTCAGCGCTCTGCGAAAAGCACAGCGAGAGGCGCGTGCCAAAAAATGAAGGCGGTGAGCGATGTTGTCGAGCAACTTTCATTTTATTGAGACTTGAGCAGTGCAGCTGCCTCACCAAGGTTCTCTTCCGGCACTAATGACATCAAGGCTGTACCGACCTGTGCGCATTTATCGGCTTTTTGTTGCAAATCAGCAATCTGCGCTTCCTGTTGCAGGATTTGTTGCTGCAATTGTTCTGTAGTCTCACTACTTTTTCCTCTGATGGCACGTAACTGTAGCAGAGATTTTTCCAGCTGATTTGCCGCCTCAGAAAAGTTGTCACGTTCCTGGCGCAAGTCGATCATGTCTGCGTCTTTTTCTTGCAACTGATTTTTCAAAGACTGATTTTCGCGACGTAAACGCTCATTCATAGCAGTCAGTTCTGTAACTTGTTCAGTTGCGGCGACGACACGCTGCTGCAAGCCAGCAAGCTGCTTTTGGTGTTTTGCTTCGAGATTGCGTTTTTCGTTGTTGCAATCCGCAACCATCGTTTCCAATTGTAAGTTACGCTCGATACTTTCGTTTGCAAACTGTGATTTTTGCGCAGCTACGGACTGAGCACCAACGCTCTCCTGATTTTGGGCGTCTACAGTCTGCAGCAATTGATCCACTTGCTGCTGCAAGTCGCGAATAACCTCGTCGTTGTTGGCATTTTTGGCTTCCAACTGCTTGTTGCGCTGTTGCGCTTCAATCAGTTGTGATTCAAGCTGATTGGCCTGGTCGGCCAAATCGGCTTCGGTGTTTTGCCGAGTTTCAATTTGACGCTCCAAAAGCTGCACCTTTTGCCGACAATCACATTCGTTTTCATAGGCACTTGTCAATTTCCGTTTAATGTCAGCAAGATGACGCTCCGACTCGGCAAGTTTTTTTGCAAAAGAGTCCCGCTTTGCAGTTGTGCGCTGTTCTGTCTGGTTGAGAGCGGCTTGCAACTCTTCGGCTATTGTTGCGCCGCCGTTTGCACATTGCCTCTTCACGTCATCAATTTGCTCAATAACTGCAGTCAGCTTTTGCAGCTGTTGCCTCTGTGCGGTACTTTTTTGTTCGTACAGCTTGCGCTCCTCATTCAACAGTCTCTGTGCATCGGCCGCCTGCGACAATTGTCGCTGCAGATCTTGTTTCGCTTGATTATCCAGCCGCTGCTGCTGTTTTAGCTGTCGCGACTGACTGAGACAGCTGCTCAGCTGTTCGCTGACTTGACGCACCTCCTGACGCAACTGTTGCACTTTTTGCTGCGACTGTTGCGTCAGTTGTCCAGCGTTCCGCAAGTCGGCCAATTTTTGCTGTAATTGGCTTTGCGTCGCCGAAAGTTGATTTTGTGCGTTTTGTAAAGCGTTTTGTAGTTTGACAATGGCTTCTCGGTGCGCACGTTGACGTTCCGGAGACTCTTCGTCACGTCGTTGAATTTCCTGTTTTGAACGCTGCAAAGCTTGATTGCAGGCGTTTACAGACTGTTTCAACTGCACAATGCTTTTCTCAAGCTGTTGCTGTTCTGATGCAGTTTCGGCTCTCAGTCGCTCTATTTCTTTCTCGTATTGATCAGCTTCGGCACTACTGGTTTTTTCTGGCCGTTTTTCATCCTGCATTTGCGCCAAAGATTGCTCTGTTTTGCGTTTGCACACGGTGACTTCTGGTTGGCTTTGACCAGCATAAAACGTTTCGCACGTTTCGGGCACATTGATTGCTTCGTTGTTGTCGTCTTTTGCCTCGGCAACCAAACGAGCGAATTTATCTTTCTGCTTTTGTGTCAATGGTCGCATGACGAGCGCCTCGCGAAACTCTTTGGCCAGTCTGCGCATGCGCTCCAGTTCTTGTTCGCTTTTGTCATTGTAAAATGCAATATTCTTGTCAGTTCCGATGTCCTGCCAGCGACGTGTATAGCCAAGATAGGTGCACAATTGTTGTTTGGTGCGTTTGGTTTTAGCCTTTTGAGTGTCACTTTTGTAGCGATCGCTCACTCGGTTATTGAACACGTCGTTCATGTCCTGGACCGAGTAAACAAAGTCTCTGGACTGAAATGCGCACGAAGGCCACTGAGTCAACGGCATCGCTGTGATTTTGGTCTCGCCTTGTCGAGTCGCACGCTGTTGTCTTTTTTGCTCGCTCAAGCGCCATAATAGGTCGATTTTGGCATCGACTTCAGCCTGTGTCAGGTTTTTGTCGGCAGACATTTTCCGCTTGCTGTATTTTGTCTGCACAAAGTACGACATACGAGTTTTTTCTGCTGTGCAGGTCATTAATTTTTAAAATTTCGATTGGCATCTTGCGATATAGCCTATTATGTTACAGGGTGGCGCACTACTGCTCAGCATCGCTGGTCTGCTATTATTTGTGTTTTTCGCACAAATACCCGGACCCGAAACGTCGTTCGAACCGCTTGACTACATGCTTCGATCGTTTTTTCACGCGGACGTTGTGCATCTATTAGCCAACTTACTCACATTGTCCAGATTGCAATCCATTGCAACGGTGATGACAACAGCTGCACTGGTTAGGCTGTTGATTTTTCTCACGCTCTCCTCGAGTTTGATTTTGTTTGCATTTCATGCACTGCTACCGCACACAAAAGTAACAACAGTCGGCTTTTCAGGAGTCCTGGTTGGCCTAATCGTTGTCAAAAACATAATGTTTGGTGGTGATTTACAAACTGTAATTGCAGACATTCTAATTCAAATCACGCCCGACCTGCTGGAACCAAGAACTTCTTTTCTGGGCCATTTCAGCGGAGCGGTGGCTGGACTCTTATACGTTTTTATTTTTGAACAATCGACTCTACAACGCAACGCAGTTGTCTTAAAAAATGAAAAATGAAGTGTCCCCCTGCCTTTTTCAGAAAAAAAAACAACAATAATGACTAAAGTTATCTATCTAGGCTTCAGCGGTAAAATTGGCAGCGGTAAAACAACGACTGCAAACGCTGTTCAGGAACAGTTGAAAAAAATTTACGGCGAAAGCGTCTATGTGAAGCATATGAATTTTGCAACAAGACTGAAGCAACTGGCAGCACACATATTTCGGTTTCCAGAAAACCTGTGTTACAGCAACAAAGGATACTTCGTTGAGTCGGCTGGTATGACTGTTGGCCAAATATTGCAAACGCTGGGCAAATCATTTCGCCAGGCGTTTGGTCAAAACTTTTGGCTGGAAGAATTGCGACGCTCAGCCGAAGATGTCGTAAATTGCTTGTCTACGCAAACAAAGTTATGCATCTTTTTAATTGGCGACGTGCGCTATCCGAACGAAGCAGACTTTTTACAAGATAAACAAGGTGCTGTTTTGCGATTGATCGGCGACCCTGCAGGTGTGAGAGCCGCTTCACGCAGAGATCTGACGCACGAATCGGAGACGGCGCTTGACGAATATGAAAAATTTGACCTGAAGATCATGACAGACGAATCCGATGTCGAATCGATAGCAGAACAATGCATTTTGATGTTGTGCACAAAATACGATTTGCACAACAAATTGATTTCTGAATAAACGCACTGAACGAACGCCT